GGTCTTGCACACAAAGAATAAGCGGTAGTACCACTCGGAATAGTTAGAGTTCTTATAATGTTATCACAATCTGCATAGTTTATCGATATATTTGTTGATCCACTATTACTTAATGTGTATTTGTCACAAGTACCCGGAGGTCCACCTGAAACTGAATATTTTTCTTCTAAATAAATGTCTGTATAGTTTGGTGTTGTTCCAGTAACAGATTCCACATCTATTTGTGTTGTTGTTGGTACTAATTCATTACGTGAATCATCTTCATTACAATCGTAACAATCGGGATAAACAATTAAACTAAGTTTGAAAATACTTTTGAATTGATATTCTTTTGCTCTTCTAAACATTTTAGCAGCCGCCTTATTTGATACACCCGTACTTTCTAATAATTCAGCAACAGCAAATAAAGTTGTTGTTACAAACTCCTTAATGAATAATGATATTTTTAGACCAATTATTTCAATATAACTTACAATGTTTAATAGGAAAAAATTAAATTTGATATTTCTAACAGCGTCGTTAACAGGAAAATAATTGTTTAAATTTGAACAGTCTCCATCAGCCGGCCATATTTCTTTTATACCAATAAATGATTCATTTCTATCTCTTACAAAAAACTTAAATAATTTTTCAAAACCACTTGCCTTTTCATATTTGTTTATGAATTGAGATACGGTATAAACTCTATTATATCTAAATTGATAAAAATAATCTTGTGGTATACCAATTAAACCATCCGCAATTGCGTCACTATCTGTACCCGCAACAACATTTGTATCAGGATAATCATCAATGTCGGTACTAAAAGAATATGATTTAGAATTAATGGTTGCATGGTTACCCAAATAAGATGTATCACCAGTGTGATATTCTCTAATATTAGGAATTAAATATTTTCCAGTGAATCTATTTCTTTCCCCCGTATCATCACCTAAGGATAACCTAAAACGGTATGTACCTTTAGTTGGTATACCCTTTCTCTCTTTCGATAAAACTATTTCACCAAATTCATTTGTTACATAATAGTGAGTATTCATTGGAATTCTGAAAAAGAATGTACCATTTTCATCTATCGTACTATCAATATCAAATTTTTCAAGAATCGGTCTATTAATTTGTGGGTTACCGTTGGAATCTCTTTCATATTCACCAGTGAATCTAATTGCTTCGATGTCTCCTTTGAATGTGGTTAATCTACATTTTTCACCCATTTGATTGTCAACATTACAATTGACTCTCAATGCATCTTTACCTGAGTCAGATATTGTTCCACCCATCATTAATGCATATGGTTCAAGTCTAACTCCTCTTGTACCTAAATCAAAATCAGATCTCGTAATACCAATTTCACATAAGTCTTCATTACCCCAAAACGGATAAACCTCTATTGTTTTATCAAATGAAATAATCTGTGGTAAAGTGTCTAAATTTTCAGAAGACATGTATGTGTATTTGTTTACAAATTTTTCTTCTGAAACACCCTCATATATAAAATCATATGGTACCATTGACTGACATCCAATATCAGATAAGTCAACGTCCACATGTAATGTTTGTGTACCGAGTGGTACTCCCCAAATCATAAAGTCACCCGATTCGTTTGTTTTTACGGTGAACTTATAATACTTCTCATAAATTTCTAAGTATTCTTCTCTATTTAGAATGTCTTCTTGGTCGGGAAATGTACCGGTTGGTGAATGTCCACTATGTTGTTGTCTTGATGGTAAAAGATTGTACTTATATCCACTCTCATCTCTATCTGAGACTGATTTGTATGGATATAATTCAGATATTAGGGGGTCGTTCTCATCTACCTCATCTAAAGGTATAAAAATAGAAACTCTTGCGTTTGGTACACCAAATCCATCGTTTACACTAATCCTACCAACAACAACACCATAATCTGCACAAAGTGAAGTGTATACGTCCTTTTGTGTAAATTTTAATGAAAGTATTTCGAGTAAATCAAAATCTTGTTTTAATTCAACTCTTATTACTTGATCTTTACCAATATTTGTAGATATTCTATGCTTTTGTGCCATTCTTATAATAAATAGAAACAATGAGATTTTCCATTTTAATATAAGAAAATTTCAAATTAGAATGTAGTGGAAACCAAAGGTTTTACCCTTACTTTTATATCTTTATTTGGAAATCTAATTTGGAATATTTGATTTGATTTCATGAATACAGTCATATCAGATTGAACGATTTGTTTTGTTGCTTCATTTACATATCCAACAGATACTTCGTTTGTGGAATATTCACCACCAATTTTACCGTAAATTCTGATATCAACAACACTAACAACACCAGCAACTGTACCGATTTCTTTAAATAATTCACCCACAAATAATGGGTCACCCATTTTTCTCTTTTCTATTGAGAAATACTCTATAGCCTTTTCAATTACCGTTCTTACAATTTCGGTTTCACTTTCATTCTTATCTCCTAAGATGTCAACTTCTAAACCAACATCAATAACTTCACCACTTTCAATTTCTAAGTAGTCATTAATCATTCTATATTCAGAAAGATATTCTATGATGTTGTTTTTTAATGTGTTAGAGACAACATTTGTTAGATTACCTCTTTCGTCATATGAAGTTAATTTTATTTTAACCTTATTGTCCTCCTCCATTACGTTAACCTTTGCTGGCGCACCGAATGTAGATGGCATATTTTCAATCATAGATTTGTAATCATTTAATGTTACTGCTCTATTTTGTGCTGCGAAATTGTACGCAACCATATTTCTAATTTCTTCAATAGTCGGTTGGTCTGCACCACCGATAGCTGGAGTTACGTTTGTAACTCTTAATGATTGAATTACTTGTGTGTTTACTGTTGCAACAGGTCCATTAACATTGAAATCAACATTATCAACATTTGTAATGATATTAACACCTAAATTACTGTCTTTACCACCACCAATTCTATATTTTACAAACAACGTTGTGTTTGACTTTGGAATCGCACCCAATGATAGGTTATTAAGATATGTTGCAAGATTTACTTTTAAAGTTCCTGACATATAATTGTCAAGATTGTCTAAAGGATTTACTGTACCTGAACCAAATGTTAATGAAAAATAACCCTCAGGTGTGTATTCTGTAATGAATTTATTACTTACATCGATGTATGTTCCCGCTTTAAAGTTTTGTCTGTCTGAAACTTTTGTTGAATCAGGTATAAACACTTTATTCTCCATGAGAGATTTAACTTCATACCATTTATTTGCAACTGACGAAAACTCAGCTAAGGTTGGGTTTGCACCAAATGTCGTTCCTTCTTTATGTATAACAGATGTAACACCTAATACGTTTTGTTCAGGTAAGTACATTTTCAAGAATGGTTTTTGATCAACATCTGTGATAACTTTTCTGAAAACTCTGGTTACACCATTTACAACCGCTTCTCTTTTTGTAATTGTGTATGATATTAATTTATTATTACCGTCGAAATTTGGTATTTTTAATCTGTTTGGTTCTCCTTTACTATTGAATGGGTTTGAAAAATCTATGTCCTCTACCGTTTCAAAAATTTGACCTCCACCTGATACTTGTGCCCCCGCTCTTAATAAACCCAAATATTCAGTTTTTTCTTTATCACCACTTACGGGAACATTTATTGAAAAATCACATAATGCAACTGATGGTCTGTTACCCGGTATTCTTAAACCGTATGTTTTTGCAATATGAAATAACGATTGTCTTTGTTGTGCGAAATCTAATATTGTTTCTTGCCAAACTCTGTCAATGTGAAAATGTAAATTATCCGCAACCGCAGCATTTAAATCTAATAAAACAGAAAAGATTGATGCGTCATTAGTGTTTTTTACTAAATCAGGATAATATTGTTTGGTTAGATTAACCAATTCTTCTCTCAATCCCGCAAAATCTCTTGTTGCGTATGTTATTTTCTTTGACATATTATATATTGATAATTATAAAGTCCGAAGATGAAAATGCTCCGTTATTAACTGTGTAATCAATTCTTACTTTGGCAGTATATGGTTTACTCGATGCGTCCGATACTCTAAATAATCTTTCGTCTTCATCTTGTGTAAACATTCTTTCTTCTTCAGGGTCGTTTTCTGCTGAGTTTATTTTTATTGAGTTTATATCTAAATTAGGTATGTACTTTTTAACGCCGTCTCTAATTTCCTCCTCTATTAAATTAAAACTAACTACATCATTTTGTTCAAAAATATATTCATAGATTCTTGTACCAAAATCAGGTAAATAATATCTCGTACCCTTTCTTGTTAAAAGAAGGTGTATTAGGTTTGCCCTTACTTCTCTTTCAGGTGTTTCGGTCATTTTAAGATAATCACCCTTGTTACTATCTCTAAATGGATAATCTATACCATATGTCACTGCCATAACAATAAATATAAACTAATATAAAATGGTAATAAATAAAAAACCCAACCGAAGTTGGGTTCAATAGTAGTGTCTTGATATTCACCCCCTGTATTCTCGAGACCTGGGTGCTCAAGGTACGCCTTGACGACAGTAGTACTTTGAGGGAGTCACCCATTAATTTTAAGCTTCACAGCTAACACAATCAGGATCCATCGCTTGTGCTGCAATATCACCTCTTAAAACGGATTCAGTTCTCATATAATACAAAGTTTTTACACCTTGTTTCCACGCTTCTAAGTGTACCTGATTTATCCATTTTGGATCCGCAATTGCTGGAAATGCTAAATTCAATGAAACAGCTTGGTCGATGTATTGTTGTCTAACACCAGCTTGTCTAACTAAATCTAATTGATTAATTTCTTTAAATGTTTTAAATACCTCTTTAACCGATGATATTTTGTGTTTATCTTCTTCTTTTACTTCACTACATTCAATTACCTTAGCATCAACAAAACACCATTCGTTTAAGAAATCCAATCCTTGTACTGAACCTCCGTCCGCCAAAATTTGGTCCCAAACTTCTTTTGTGTTTTTACCAATTTTACGAAGTACTCTTTCTAATTCGGGGTTTTTACGAATGAATGTACCTTTTGAAGTTTGTTCAGTAAATACGTTTGCTGCCCATGGTTCAATACCACTACTTACGTTACCACTCAACTTAGAGTTTGATACTGTTGGTGCAACTGCTCTTAGGTGAGTATTTCTAAACCCACTTTCTTTACACCACAACGGTTCACCAAATTCTTTTGCCATATCTCTACTTGCTCTTTCTGATTCAATTTTAATTTGAGAAAAGATTTTACGAGTTTCAAATTGTGCAGTTAAACCTTCAAATGGTACTCCCTTTTGTTGTAAATAAGTGTGCCATCCTAACACACCTAAACCTAACGCTCTACCTTTTTCTGCTGAACGTACTGCGTTATCAAAACCTCTTAAGTTTTTAGCTCTTTGAATAAACTCTTCTAATACACCATCTAAAAATATTGTCGAGGTGTAAACCAAATCGGTGTCTTTCCATTCATCATATTTCGCAAGATTCAAAGAAGAGAGACAACAAACAAATGAATGTTGTTCATCAGTATGAAGAACAATTTCAGAACAAATGTTTGTCATATGTACTTTCAATCCGTTCTTCTTATACATTTCAGGATTTTGTTTATTAACATTACCCTTATACATAATGTATGGTTCACCAGTTGCCTTTCTCTTCTGAAGTAATTTACCCCATTTTCTACGAGCCTCTTGGTCACCTTCTTCTAACTTCTTCATAAACTTATCACTAACCACAACACATTGATGTAGGTTTAATGATTGGCGATTCACGTCTCCCTTTGGTTCTCTGATTTCTAAAAAGTCTTCAAAGTCTTTGTGGTCGATTTTAATATTAACAGAAGCAGCACCTCTTCTTACTGAACCTTGGTTAGTTGCAAGGATAGTGGAATCATAAATTTTTATAAATGGAATAACACCATCTGAAGTTCCGTTATTTGTAATCTTAGCACCAGCCGGTCTAATCATATTGATACCGATACCAACACCACCTCCGTGTTTTGCTAATAACATTAATTCAAGGTTCTTATTTCCAATTTCAAAAATACTATCACCAACATCAATACCAAAACAAGAGATTGGTAAACCTCTGTCTGTACCTGTGTTAGATAATACAGGTGTTGCCAAACATAACCAACCTTTCCAAATATAATCAAATAATTTAGTTGCTAAATTTGGTTTACCTAATCTTTTCGCAACAGTGGTTGCAACTCTCCAATACGCATCTTTTGGTTTTTCTCCTGGTAAGAGATAACCTTTAGATATTGTCTTAACATAAATTTCTGTGTTTCCCCAACTTGGGAAATCAACATCGAGCTCCCAACCGAGTTCTTCTCCGTAGTTCTTCATATTTCAATAAAATTTTTACTAATTAAAAAATATCATCCCAATTTTCACCCTCTCCCGCTTTAGAATAATCAGTTGGTCTGATTGCGAAGAAATCGGTGTGTGTCACTCCACCGGTAAGGTGGTAAAACCAATCTAATTCGGATGCCTTCTTCTCATTAAATTTGAACATTGGTTCATATCCAAGTTCAACTAACTTTTCATTAATTCTTTTTGTGATAAATTCTTTCAAATCACCAGCTTTCAGATTTTCAAGATCACCCATTTCAAAAATTTTATCAATGAACTTGTGTTCTAATTCTTGAATTAATTTTGCAGCATTAAAGATATCCTCTCTCGCCTCTTCCAATAATTCAGGATACTCCAAACACATATGTCTGAATAATTGACAACCCATCTTTGAGTGTAGGGATTCATCTCTAACACTCCATTTCATTTGTTGTCCAATCCCTTTCAATAGATTTCTCATTTGAAATGAGTAAAGAACTGCAAATGAAGAATATAGTGCAACACCTTCAGCGAACGCTGAAAATATCGCCAAACTTTTACCAACTTCAACTCTAGCCTTGTGATTTGTTTTCAAATCTTCTGGTGTCCAATCTGCTGTTGTATTAGTAAGTAATTCAAATCTTTCCTTCATTGTTTCATCATGTAGGAAACCTTCAAAATCTTCTAAACCTAAAGTCTCATTTAAATAAGAATATGCGATAGAATGAATCGTTTCTTGTGAACCAAAGGCCATAGCCATCTGTCTAATCTCATGCTTTGGAAACCATTTAGTAACCATACCTGTCCAATAATCAGAAACCGCACATTCTGTTTGTGCAAATCCTAAAAGAATATTTCCTACTAAATGTTTTTCAGATTCGTTCAGATTTTCATTCCAATCTTTTACGTCACCCTGCATAGGGATTTCTGTGTGTAACCAAAATGCCTGCATTTGCTTCAACCATCCCTCATTATAGTATTCGGGGTATTCAAATGGTTTAAACGGAATTCTCTCTGCGAATAACTTACTCATATCATTAATTAATTTTGTGTTTTTAATTTTCTCTCCTGTGATTTCTTAAATACTTCCGCCGCACGATTTGCTCTTTTTTCTTCTTGTTGATGTTCGTGACCAAGTAAGGTATTTTGTGATTCGGTATCAATTAATAAAAATTGATTATCAAATTTACAATTTTGCCAAATGATTCCATCTTTACCAACACGAGATTTTAACAATGTTAATGTTGCCAAGTTATTCTCTTTTTGTTCAAGTGTCTTACCAATTGAAAGGATAACGTGTGCAATTTGTGCTTTTTTGATTGAACCACCCATTTGGTCTCCCGTTACAACTTCTGATGAAATTGATTCACGGTTTCCTTGTGTTGCGGTCCAAATTGCAATATCGAACTCAGATGTCATCGCCTCTAAACTTCTCATGATTGAACCTTCTCCTTTCCATTCTTCTCCGTTTACACTTCTTTCAGGTGAAATACAATCAACATAGTCAATAACAACTAAATCAGGTTTAAACCCTTCTGAAATCATTTTTCTAATTCTAGATTTGATTTCGGATATAGTGATACTATCACTTGGTAATTTAGACAATTTCAAAGAACCAGTTGATCTTTCTTGTTGTTCTCTTACTAGTCTTAAAACTTCCTCTTTGAATTCAGGTTGTTCATCTGGTGCAACACCTGACCAAATAGTATAATGTTTTCTTTTAATTTGGCCTTCATTATCTTCGAAAAATATTTGAAGGACATTTAAACCATCATTATATGCGGTGTTTGCTATTTTTGTAAGAACGGTAGTTTTACCTGTACCGGTAGGTGCTAACACAACCGCTAATTCACCTCTACCTAAACCACCCTTCAAAACATTATCTAATCCAACGATACCTGTTCTAATTGGTAATCTATAATCCTTCTCAAGTGCATCATCAATATTATGAAAGACATCTGTTACACTATCGTTCATAATACCAACTTGTAGTGCTTTTTGAATTATTTGTTCAATCTTATTGTAAGATTCAAATTCACCACTTTCGATAATTGATGAGATACTTTTTAGTTCTTTTTTTAGATTTTGTTGTTTGCAAAAATTCAATGCCTTGTCTTTTACAAACTCATTATTCTTTTCTAAATTTTTTATCGCTTCTAAAGTATCAATGTGTGGTCGATTCACATCTTTGTTACCACCCTCCGACATTATTTTTTGTGCCAGAGTATCATAATTCGGAACCTTTGTATATGCCTTATGGAGTTCTTTGATATTCTCCATAATAAATTTAAAGGAGTTATTATCAAAATACTTACTCTCTAAAACATCTACAATAGTGTCACCAAATTTTTTGTCTTCAATGATAGACTTAATTAATTGTTGTTGAAATGTGTGTCCTAAATAACCAAAATTTTTTTCCTCTGATGACATATATTTTTTTTTATAATTGATAGTTAAGGTAAGTTGTTTCCAATTCTCTCGAAGACAATATGTCAGTCAAATCTGACAAAATTCTCTTCAACTTTGGACGAATATCTACAGTGTATCTAACCTTTGGGTGGAAGTAATACGCCGGAAATATTCTTTGAATAAATACATCCTCATTAAGCTTAATTTCTATCAAAAATTCCTCTTTTTTGTTGTCTTCTGGTTCTTCCACACTCTCCAAATTGAGGAAATAATTTTGATTTTCACATAGATAATCGGAAGTTTTTATTTTCAAATCTTCACTGATTTCTTCAGAAATATTTTTTACATAATAATGCAAATCCATTGAGCTTCTTGCTTGTGGATTATGTCCTTTTACATTGAAATATCTTTGACAAACAATATTACCATCTAACGTCAAAAGAAATTCAAATTTTGTGATGTCCTGTTGATTAGTCATAATTTTTAATTTTAATTATTCTTTTATTTTTTTCTTTTCTAGTTAATCTTAAAAATGGATTTAGGAAATTTGTCCAAGCGTCATCCGATTTGGGTAAGAGGTTGAATATTCCGTCCTCCATCATCATTTTCATTGTATTTTTATAAGATCTTCCTTCGGGGTCTAAAACATCCGTTATTAGTGATGTTATCGTTTCTTTGGCATCTTCAGTTAAGAAGGGTTCGTCCAAACTAACAATTCGTTTATTTACACTATAGAATTCCTCACCAAACACCCCATGTTTGGTTACACCGGTTAGTATATTTTTATACAACCAATTGTTCTTATCGTTTTCAAGAAGTAAATTGGTTCTTTCAATAACTTCCTCAAGTGTAACCGCTCTTTCTTTTATTTCGGGGAATAATCCTATGAATCTTTTCAAACCCATACTTTTAATCCCAAAAATATTGTCTGAAGGGTCACCACAAAGAATCTTTACCAATTTGATATTACTGATATGAATATCCTCGTGATTGTAGGTCACAATATCATTTGTTTTGTAAAGTTTACCGTGTGAAGGATTGTAAATAGATGTGGTTTCAGAAACAAGTTGTGTTAAATCACCGTCAGATGAGTAGATAATTTTCTTCTCATTTTGCGAATTGAGAACGTAATATGCAATACAATCATCTGTTTCACAATACTCAAATTCACCTTGTCTAACGTAGAGTTCTTCTAAGTATTGTTTAATTCTGTTTCTTTGATAACTGTAATTATCTAATTCCTCCTCTGACCTGATTCTGTTTCTTCTATTTTCTTTGTAAAGATGATAAATTTGTCTTCGTTGATACGAACCATCTTCTCCATCCCAAAAGACCACGATTTTGTCTAAATGGTGTGTTTCAAACGATCTTCTAAGAGTATTGATAAAATGATAAATTCCTCCAATATGTTTACCCTTATAGAAATGATTCTTGAGACCAAAAAAACCAATTGTGAGTAGATTGTCACCATCGACTAATAAAACGGACATTAAAATTTATTATTAATTATTCATCCTCAGTTACAACTTCCATATCTTCCGCGTCTGTAACGTTAACGCCTAACATTTTACTAATATAATCTCCGTGATTTGATTTGTAAAGTTCAATGCTTTTCTTTTCTTCAACGTCGTCTCTACCTTTCATAAAGTCGTGTGCAGTAACAAGAATTCTTCCATCTTCATATCCTAAACCATTTACGTGGTTTTTCATAATTGAGATTTTAGTTCTTGTTGCAATTTTAACTTTTCTCTTATCTTTTGTGATTGAGATTTTAGTAGTTCCTGCACCTTTTTGGTTACCAAACAAGAATACTAATGTTGAATTTAACCAAATAGCCTCACCACCTTTTGCTTTAATTTTAGGTTGACCAAATGGATTATCTGGTAATTCTACCCATGGTTGGTTTACAATGATTAAAGTATTTGTGTATTGTTTATCAACTCTACGAGAACCTGAAATTCTCTGATTAAGTCCCATACCAATTTTATCCGCCAATACTGACGCATTGTGTTGTTTACCTCCCTTACCTTCGTAAGTCATCTTACAAGGAACGGAACCCACAGAATCCCATAGGAAAAGAATATCGTGAGGAATTTCACCTTTCTCTTGTGCATTTAATACATCATTGATAAATTCTGTAATTTGTTCAATGTATTCAAAATCACTATTGAAAAGATAAAAGTCATCATCTTTATTGAAACCCATCAATATTGCGTGGTCCCAATTCCATTTTTGTTCTGTAATAATAAAAACAGGTAGAATTCCCTTTTTTTGTGCATCAACCGCAGCTTTTACAAGTGCAGTTGTTTTGCCCGTGTCACTATGTCCCAAAAACATATTTAGGTGACCAATAGCAGGGCCAGGAATACCTGTTGCATCCAAAAATGCATCACCCAAATCAAAGAACCTATCTACCTTATATTCAGCTTCTTTAGAGAATTTTTTCTTTATTGAACTGAAATCGTTTTTCTTAATTGCCATAATAAATAAATTTAAAAATGGGGCCTTTGACGTTATCTCCGAACCCCGGTTGTTTTACCAATTAAAATGGTAGGTCCTCATCAACTTCATCATCCTCTTGGGGATCAACTACTGGAGTCGATTTTTTTGGTGATGCAATTGTTTCTTCTGATTGTGTTTCTAATTGAGAAGTTGAAATCCATTTGTTACTATCGGTACTCCATTTAGGAACTTCACCTTTTGCAACAATTTCAAGATAATCTTCACCTTTTTTAGAATATACGTCTGACCAAGTCAATTCGTCATTTACCCACTCATTTGCCCTTTCTTCGTTTTCGTGAAGAGGTGTTGGGTCTTCAGGAATAACTGAATTAATTGATGTGTATTCTTTACCTGTACCCGCTTTAGTTAATCCTAAAGATAGGATCAAATCGCGTCCTTTGGTAATATCAGTAACATCACCTTTGTTTTTAAAGATTGGGAAAATTTTGTCTAAAACACCATCACCTTTGGCATTGTGTTTAAATCTCCAAAATTTCACACCATCTTCTTCATGGTCTCTGTCAATAACCTTAACAATGTAGAATTTACGAGAACGGTATTGTCTAGCCAATTCTCTGTCTGATTCAACTCCTGTTTCCATTAAACTTTGGTAAACCTCATTCAAAGGTGAACGTTTTCCTTCTTGTTTTGGGTCATAAAGTTTTAACCATTTTCCATCAACTTGTACTTCGTGGAAATACACCTCAACAAAAGGTGAACCACCGTCTTTAGTTGGTAGAATACGGATTCTTCTTTCCTCACCACGAGAACCTTTCGGTAAAACCGTAGTAAAGTACTTTTTCATTCTGTCTTCTTGTGAGACTTTGTTTGTGTTGCCACTTGTGGCTTGTTTACTTTTTTCGTACTGTGCTAGTACTGCATCAAATGTTGACATAATAAATAAAATTTAAATTGATAATATCATTGTTTTAAAAATATAAATAAAAAAACCCGAATTAAAAAATCCGGGTTAATCTTTTTTTAATCTTTTTTTCTGTTTATTCTAAAGTAAGAAGATACGATAATTTGTTGACTTCTCCAATCATTTCGTCCCTAATATTTAATAAGTCAGTATCTTTTTCATCCAACTCTATTTGTACAAGTGCCTCTCTAACGGTGTTAATGAGACCTTTCATATCAATATCCGAAAGGTTGTTAATTTGGACATTTTTTGTTTCATCTTCAAGTACAAATCTTCCATACTTACCCATCGCACTTTCAACAAAAGTATCAATTAAACCATCCATTACGTCATAGAATTCACCAAACGCCTTATGTCTAGCGTAACCTTTTGTTTGCCAATGATTTACTTTCATTTGGACTTGTAATCCTAAAAAAAAGTTTACATTAGAATTTAAATTCATCTTCTTGTTGTTCTGGATTAAATGAACTTCTTATCGTGTCTTTTGAATAATCATCAACCTCTTGTTTAGTTAAAACATATTCATTTTTACCACTTTGTCTCATTTCGTCTTGTTTAATTGCGAAAAATTGTTGTGGATTTTGACTAAATGGATATGAATCTAATGATCTCATTTCCAATTTTTCTTGTGCACTTGGTTCTTTCATAGTTTCAACTTTAGAACCCAATTGGTCAATTTTTGACATTACTTGGTCCATCTGAGCCAATTTACTTTCTAAGTCAGATAATTTGGTAAACACATCATCCATTTTATTGATGACACCATCGTTTTCCATTTTATTATCATCCAAGTCTTTTTTGATACTTTTGGTCATATTAACCAAATCGGTAATATCAATCTCTTCTGTTGAATCCATTTCAGGTGCAGCCGGTGGAACATCTCCTCCTGGTGCTGGTGGAACATCACCTCCAGGTAATGGTGCCGCCGCTGGATCAGCGGGTGCATCCATTGGAGGTTCAACTGGTGGAACATCTTGTTCCATAATCATTTTCTTTCCGTATCTGTTGATAGATTTGAATCTATTCAACTCTTCGTGTAATTTTTTTTCTAAACTCATGGCTTTAATCTTGTAAAAGTTGTCTACCGTCTTCGGTAATGTATTTTTTATTAATTCTTTCTACGATACCGTCTTTTGATCTGATTACATAACACTCACCGGTCTGTAAATCACACTCTTCTCTTTCCATACCATCATTAGATATATTTCTAACCTCTTTTTGGTTTAGAAATTGATCCATTGTGTTTTTTAATTTATTATTATCCATAATATTTTGCTTATAGATATAAATATCCCGTTTATTATTAATATTCTTATTCTATTTTAAAATATACGATTTGGTCTTCTTGAATTTCAAGGTCCTTCATTAATTTATTCGATAGACCGATACCGTATCCGTCAATAAAGGGTCCAACATTCACGGGTCCCGAAACATTTAATGTTTGTACCCTTCTATCCAAATCATGGATTGGGTTCAAAGTAAGTTCCTTATTGTTATTAGGATTTAAGAAAACTGTTTTCCCCGTTATAATTTTATCCGCAGTTACACTATTTGTGAACTGAAACTTGGTTGAATAGAAAGAGTGGGAATTTGATAACGCCTTTAATTCTTCCCATTGTAGACCCGTTTCACCTTTAGAATTAACATTCTCAGTATTTCTAAGTCTACTCAATAATGACATATGTGTTGCATCCGTTATGGTATAAATCTTTGATTCCATACCCATTCTTACAACTTTCGCTCTAAACCATACCGTATTCTGACCTTTAGAGTTTTTATACATAACTTTTTGTATGTATTTCTCATTACCATATCCGTTAAACGGTATACCAAATTCACTGATTCCAGCAGTTTGAATTATTTCTTCACCGTTAATTTTGGTAGTTCCCATATCAGTAACAAAGTTTCCGAAGTCTGTTCTGATAGTTTGTTCGGTTGTACTTGTTGTAGTTGATTCATTTGATTTTTTAACAATTGCTCTTGCCGCATTTGTTATCTTATCCAATAAAGACTTATAACTTGATACAAATGAATCTTCAGGATCAGGTAACGCGGCAACCGGTATTCTTGTACCCTTAAATGATGTTTCTATATTATTATTTCTGATACTATGACTAACCTCAGTAATCCAATAGGTTCCTCTAAACATCGGGATGTTTTTCAAATAAAAGTACATAGTTGGTTGAATCATGACATTACCCATACAAGTTACATCACAAGAATACGATGCTTGTTTATAATAGTCAAATAAACTAATATCGACGTTGTATGCACCTGCACCCGACTCAGACCTTGCTAAATTTTCTAAAACAACAAAAGACTCTGATGTATTTTTAAGAGTCGTTTGGTCGAGAGTGACACCTTTAAAAATATTTTGGTATTGGTCACCGAAACTAACTTCAAACGCAACCACTTTATTTGATTTACTCAATTGGTCTACGTCGTATAATTCAGGTAAAGTAACAATTAATGGATTTTTATTTCTGTTTGATATGTCGAAACTATCGTCATTGAATTTGTTTTTATCTTTATCCATATCGGCCGGTCTTTTTGATGAAGGACCAATATACTGCACAATAATTTTTGGTGATGACTCTACATAATCTACGTCTAAGAATGTACCAAACAAGTTTTCCGCCACTCTCTTTGATGGGGTTATCTTTGACCTATTTGATAAATTTGTACCATAAAAATTTACATACGCCGGTAGTGCTCTCATATCGAAACCACTATCCTTCAATAACATTGCAATAGCCGAATATAAATTTGTTTTATCGTTTTTTGAATTCGCTAAATCAACAAATTTGCTTATGTTCAAGTATGCCTTACTTCCAATATCTCTATTTGCCCTATCTAAGAACAAAAATTCTTCAAATAATAACCTTTGTCCTAAAGAATTACCTGCAACCCACTTATCATTAAATGATTTGAAGGTATTATATAATTCAACTTTAATTTGTCTGTTGTTATAACCATCAACAAAATCAATCGATGAGTCGTTATTCTTGTCTATTTGTAATTTAGAAAACCTTGATGTTAATTGTAATAAGAAAACATTCAATCTATTATTCGAACCACCGACACCATTTTCTGTTGTTGCCTTATCAATAATATTTTCTTTAAGATACTTAACAAATGCAGTTTTTGTATTTACACCACCACTTCTTCTATAACCCGCGTAAATTAAAATAATCGGTCTGAATAGAAGAACATTTTCTTCTGTCAATGCAATATTTGAGACACTAAAAAAGTCTTTATATGTAATATCATTATCAGGATTCTCACCAACATATAATGTGATATATTTTGTATTGACGTTTTGTGTTGTATTGTTAAACACCTCCCAAGTCTCCGTTCCATCAACATAACCACTCAGAACATATGAATTTAATTCTTTAGGATTACCTAAGGTTATTTTCAATAAGTTTGAGTTACCGGTGATTTGTTTTGTTAATGTTTTTAGTTTTTCGGTTTGTCTTGTTTTTATTTTATTAATAACCTCCTCGGTTACCACACCATCGTCAGATTTTTTTTCTACTGATACAAGTTCTTTTAATAATTGTTGGAAATTATCAAATTTCACATTATCAAATTTTTTATAGGGGTCTTCAATGTCAACATATTCTGAACTAAATTGTAGGAATATATCTTCAAATTCTTCTAAAATTTGTGGACTAAATGTTGCAATCAAATCATACACCTTTTTTTGGTTAGTACTTATTTCATAAATGTCTAAACCCAAACTTAGAGTATATTCAGTTGGAGATGAGAATGTTTTTCCACTGAAACTTTCGTTAATGTATTCATCTTCCCAAAGTACTCTAAAATTATATTGTTCAGTTTCAGTAAAACCTAAATCAGATGGTTCACGACCATTAATACTATTTTTTAAATTAATATATTGATTGTCCCCATCACTTGGTAATAGAGTATATCTTAAATCTTCTGTATCAAATTTAGAATTATCAACATACTGAGTCCAATAATTCAGACCATTCTCTCTTGATCTAAATCTACCATTAATTACTTTGTTTGTGGTGTTAGTTGAAAAAGAGGTATTACCACTTGAAACAATATAATGATTGTATCCATTTACAACTTGATGATAAATCGCATCATAATATGGGTGTATACCAACATCCTTATTATTAGAATAAACTACATTTGTTGAATTGAATGTAAACGCAGTGAATGGTGATGTTGTCTCATTATTATTAAAGAATTTACCTGTATTAATATTTGTTGTAACTGCACTGTTATTTGATGCAGTAAATCCTGTTAAAATATCAATACCATCAATTACGTATTTCTTATATCTATGATATATTGAACCCCATTTTACTATTAAGTGATATGGTACATAATGTGTTCCACCAATTTCTCTGAATATAGAAGACATTCTGATTGGGGGTAGAGTTTGTTGTGTGGAATTTTCTCCTGTCCTTGTAAATGTTATTTGGTCCTCTAAATCTAAATAAGGTAATGAGTTAATTAACAAATACGCAGAACTTGCATATTTTCCAAATGAAGTTGTTTTAGTAAAATCAGTATATAATTGTTTATGAAAATATGGTGTGTTTAATATATTTGTCCTTCAGGCATAGAAGAAGATAAAGAAGCTCTCATTGCCCAAGAGGCCTTAGAAGCTTTCAAAGCAATTGGTTGTTCTAGTTGGGGT